CGCGTCGGAGGCAATTTTGTGAACACAGAGGAGGAGCTGGATTGGTGGTTAGGTGAGACTTTCGACCAAGAAATGCGAGACAAGCAGCTTACCACAGGAACCCTGGTTGGAGTAATCGCCGGTGTCCAGCTGGATACTACAAATAACTATAGCCCAGCCAACATGCTTGGACAAGCTTCGCGAGAAGCCGAAGCCGGCTGGTTCATCGGACAAGACCAGGGTACGGCAGCTGATTTTAATCCGGTGAGTAGCACCAAAAAGCTCTTTCGCTTAATTGGCCGCGGCCATGGCGAGTGGTTGAACCGCAATTGCAAAGTTTCAATCGAGAACATTCGTGCATCCACCTCTGCTGCCACTGATTTTGGAACCTTCTCGGTTGTCATTCGCAATTTGCACGATACGGACAACAATCAACAGGTTATGGAGCGCTTTGACAACTGCTCGCTCGATTGTAACTCTACTAATTATGTAGGTCGGAAAATTGGAACCCAGTATCAATCATGGGACACTAGCGGCACAACGGCTCAGCTAAAATTGCTAGGTAAATATCCAAATCGGTCTAAATTCGTATATGTAAATGAATCATCAGCTTTAAAAAGCGGTCTCGACAGAAAGACGCTTTTGCCCTTTGGCTATTATGGGCCTCCAAAGTTCACAAATGTCACCAACATGACTATAACCACCGGCTCCGACGCAGGAACTACGCTAACCAGCTTTTATGTCCATCTGGGTACCAACGGGATTTGGCCGACCACCGCTGCTCTCTCGTCTGGTCTCGCAGGCCTCACCGCATCGCTCAACTTCCCAAGCGTACGCTTAAGATTGTCGGCTTCTGATGGCGGCCTAACCGACAGAACACAAGCAAGCTTCGGCATGCAAACGACTACAACCGCCTCAAGCACTATTACAGATAAGAGTGTGGCGTTTGTGCACAGACTTTGGACACCCCAGGTGCCGGCTGATGCCGTCGCTGGCTCCGAGACAGGCCAAGATGCATTCTCCTATGTTTTTACAATGGACAATATCGTCTCAAGTTCTACGGGTGACTATTTCTATCGTTCTGGTTCCCGCACGGCGGAAACCAGCAAAACTGCACAGTCAGGCCAGACATATAAAGATCTCTTGAATGCCGGCTACGATAGTTTCACGGCACCTTTCTGCAACGCTTTCGATGGCTTTAATATTCGCCTTCCGGATCCCGTTTGGAATGGCGGAATGTCCTCGACTTCAGAAGAGAGTACCAACTCCATCTATCATACATGGAAGAGAGCGATTGATACAGTGGCCTCCGCAGAAGCAGTAGATATGAACTTGCTTGTTTGTCCCGGTCTAACTTTAGACAAATTAACAACCGCTATGATCAGCACGTGTGAAAATCGTGCGGACACACTGGCGCTTATTGATTTGCAGAATGTATATCTTCCATGGCAAGAAGGCCAGTATTCTACAAGGACTACAGACGCTAGTCGTAGTGCGACCACTCCCATTCAAGCCGGCGACAGCCTGTCTGACCGAAAGCTTAATTCAAGCTACGGCGCCACCTTCTATCCCTGGGTTCAAGTCAGAGATGACAATACGGGCCAGCTAGTATGGTGTCCGCCTTCAGTCGCCATGGCTGGCGTATTGGCTAGCTCAGAGAAGAAATCTGCTGTGTGGTTTGCGCCGGCCGGCTTCAACCGCGGCGGCCTTACAGACGGCGCCGCAGGTATTCCCATCGTAGGAGTGACTGAGCGCTTAACATCGACTGATCGAGATCGCCTCTATGAAAACAACATTAACCCGATTGCTTCCTTCCCATCTACTGGAATCGTCGTCTTCGGACAAAAAACGCTGCAAGCCAGCCAGACTGCTCTAGACAGAATCAATGTGAGAAGAATGGTAATCTACTTAAAGAAGCAGATTTCTATCTTGTCTACTCAGATTCTCTTCGAACAGAATGTGCCGGCCACATGGGCAAGATTTAAGGCACTTGTCGAGCCCTTCTTGGAGAATGTGAAATCTCAGTACGGCATCAGTGCCTACAAGCTCATCCTTGACGAGACAACAACCACAGAAAGTCTAATTGATCAAAACATCATGTATGCCAAGATTATGGTTAAGCCCGCTAGGGCCATCGAATTCATCGCGATTGACTTTGTGATTGCATCAACCGGAGCGTCTTTCGACGATTAAAATAAAGCGGAGGCTTTTGCTGCCGCGGACTAATTAAAAATATAAAAGGAGTAACTAACAAATGGCATTTTGGTCAGAAAATTTTGGACAAGCAGGTACTGCTCTTAAGGATCCTAAAAGAAAGTTTAGATTTAAAGTAACCTTTACGGGAATCGACAATTCTGGAAATGGGGGTATTATGTGGTATGCTAAGACCGTATCTAAGCCATCATTTACCATTGAATCCACCGAGCACACTTATCTCAACCATAAGTTCTATTATCCAGGCGCTGTCACTTGGCAGGATGTTACTATGACGCTTGTGGATCCGGTTGATCCTGACATGACTGCCACACTGTCGGCTATTATTCAGGGAGGGGGTTACCAACCACCTCTAAATGCCGATAGCGCTACTTCCATGGGCACGATGTCGAAGGCTACGGCCACCCAGGCGCTTGGTGGGATTACTATCGACCAAATTGATGCGGCCGGAGAGACTCTTGAGACATGGACCCTTCACAACCCCTTTATTACGGAAGTGAAATATGGTGATTTGGCATACGGTGATGATGAATTGGTTGAGGTTTCTATTACTCTGAAATATGACTGGGCTAAGGTTGAGACCACTAACGCTTCCGCTGCAGCAATCGGCACCGGCAATAGCTTCTTCGCTACCAACGATGGTGCCGGCGCAGCATAAAACGAACAATAAAATTAAATAGAGGTGTATATTGTCACGAAATAAAAACCGCGTAGGGGCTACGCAAACTAACGCAGAAGCGCCCCCCCACGTGATGCAGGAAGACTCTGGAAATAGTGATTTTTCCTTTGTAGTTCCGACCGAATATGTGGATTTGCCGTCCCAAGGTAGATTTTATCCCCCGAGCCACCCTTTGCATGCTGAAGAATGTATTGAGATTCGTCAGATGACCGCCAAAGAAGAAGATATCCTTACTTCTCGGACGCTTTTGAAGAAAGGCACCGCACTAGAGAAGGTGATCAGAAATTTGATCGTTAACAAAGCAATCGATCCCGATTCACTATTGGTTGGGGACAGAAACGCCATCATTGTGGCCACCCGGGTATCTGCTTATGGGAGCGAGTATTCTACCAAGGTGGGATGCCCTAGTTGTGGCACGACACAAGACTATGCATTTGACCTCAATAGCGCCAGTATCTATAATGGAGAACACGCCGAAGATTACGGTATAGAAGCCCACCCAGACGGTACCTTTTCCACAGAGCTTCCCAAGACAAAATTAAACATTCACTTTAAGTTATTAGTGGGAAGAGATGAAAGAAGATATGTAGCCGGCGTAGAGCATGACAAAAAGAACAAAAATCAACATGAACGCAATGTTACACGATATTTGTCCAATATCATTGTTTCGGTTAATGGAAACTCAACCTCCGAAGCCATAAAGTACGTAGTGGAAAACATTCCATCTCAGGATTCTCGACATTTACGAAAAGCCTATCAAGTTGCGTCTCCCAACCTTGATCTCACACAGCATTTTGGGTGCTCAGAGTGTGATTATGAGCAGGAAATGGAGGTCCCGCTGACCGCGGACTTTTTTTGGCCTGACCGATGAGTATATGCAGAGCGTATATGAGCAATTTTTCTTCATGAAATATGCCGGCGGCTGGTCGTTCATAGAGGCTTACAATTTACCTATCGGTTTAAGAACTTGGTTCGTGGAAAGACTTGTTAAACAGATTGAAACGGAAAACGAAGCTATAGAAAACGCCTCTAAAGGCGGCGGCAATGCGCAAGTTTTAAGCGCACACAATCAGCCCGCCACGCCTCCCCAGTTTTCAAAGAAATATAACCAGGCCTAACAAAGCTTGTCTTTTTTGGTAAGAAACTAATTATTCTGTAGAAAAGAGGGTTTCCCGTGGCCATCGATCCTAGCGATATAAAAGCCATAGTTGATGCTATTAAAAAGGGCATCGCCGAGGGCAGTGCTACAGCAAAAACGCAGGCGGCGGGAACTGCCGCCGATCCTGCGCTAGCTGCATCGCGCGTGCAGGTTCTGGAAAAAGAAATTGAAGCCCTAGAGAAAAAGAAAGAGATTGAAGGCAAGCTGTTTAAGAGCGCCGAAGACAAAGCGGCCCAAACAAGAATAGAAATCCAAATAACTCAAAAAAGAATTGACATGATTTTGGCGGAGGCCCACGCTTCCGGTGGTCTTACCGAGGGGATGAAAGCGCAGATTGTTACGCTCGAAGAGCACAAAACAGCCCTTGAAGAAGACGCAGAAAAGCAAGAAAAGTGGGCCAAAAAGGTGCGAGAATCTAAGCAGGCTGCAGAGGCGCTCGTAGGCAGCGTAAATAAATTAACTCAAGTATATGGTACCGGATCCGTCTCGGTTATGGGATATATAAAGGGTCTCGGTAAGCTCTGGAAAGCACTCGATAGCCCGCAAGGCGCCGCAAAGCTTCTAGGAGGTGTTCTCCTCGGCTTGATGGACACCATGTTCAGTTTTACGCTGCAGGTCGACCAAGCTGCAGCCGATCTGATGAAGACAACTGGCGCCAGCCGACAATTTTCAGAAGCAATTTTCGACAGCACGCAGGAACTTTCAAGATATGGTGTAACTGCCAAGGAACTTGGAGAGGTAACAGCCTCACTTTATAACAATTTCACTGATTTTACCTTTGCCACCATAGACCAACGAAAGCACTTAGCCAATACTGGCTCGTTGCTGAAGAAGCTGGGTGTGGGGGCAGAGGACTTCGCTAAGGGACTTCAAGTGTCCACTAAGGCATTTGGCTTAAGCGCTGATGCCGCTGGTCAAACTGCAATTGAACTCGAAAGTTTGGCGCGCACAATTGGGATCACCCCCAAGCAAATGGCGACCGATTTTGCTAGTGCCGGCAAGGGCATTGCCAAATTGGGCCATGATGGCGTACGTGCATTTAAAGATCTGGCAATTGCTTCGAAGACCACAGGCTTAGAGATAAGAAAGATTTTAGCAATTACCGATAAATTTGATACCTTCGAAGGTGCTGCCGAACAAGCCGGTAAGCTCAACGCTGCTCTGGGTGGCAACTTTGTCAACGCGATGGACTTAATGATGGCAACTGACCCAGTTGAGCGTTTCGAAATGATTCGGGACTCGATTCTCGATACAGGCCTAACCTTTGACAACATGTCCTACTACCAGAGAAAGTTCTATACGGACGCTCTTGGTCTGGGCGATGTGAGTGATTTGGCTCTTACGCTGTCCGGTGATATGAGCCGGCTTGAAGGCGCCACACAAAAGACAACTGCCGAATATACAGAAATGGCCGACCGCGCCAAAGAAGTACAGAGCGTTCAGGAAGAGTTTAAGGCTATCATGATGAGCTTGATTCCGGTGTTTAAGCCGCTCATAGAATCTCTGAAACAAATGGCCAAAGATTTTGAACAGAACAAAGATGCCATAGGTGGCCTGATTGATTTTGTAGAGCTTTTAGCGTCTCTGTTTGTGCTTCTCCTTGAGAATTGGGGGAAGGTAGCACTTGCGTTCGGTGCCTTTAAAATTATACAGTTTGCTCTGGGCTTCAAGATGCTCGCCGGCTGGGTCGCTGCCCTAGCTGCAAAATTCACCACATTGTCTGCGGTCCTTGCTCGAACTGGCGCCACAGCCCCCGTCGCAGCAGGTGGAATTACTAGCATCGGCACGGCCGCAGGCAGCGCCGCCCCGGGATTGCTGGTATTGTCTGTTGTGATCGTTGCCATCGGCGCCGCAATCGGTATGGCTGCATATGGCCTTAGCTTTTTGGTCAAGGCCTTTAAGGGCATGGGGGCGGAGGGTATCTTAGCCGCTATAGCTATCGGCATGGTCGCGGCAGCATTCTATTTTATGATTCCTGCGTTAGCTGGCCTTATAACCGTTGGTATCCCCGGCGCACCAGTATTGTGGGCCCTCGCCGGCGCAATTCTCGCCATCGGCGCCGCAGTTGCCATGGCCGCTTTTGGCCTGTCGGTACTTGTGGGTGCATTTGCCGGCTTGTTTGACTCTATCGATCTTAAGAAGACAGCCGGCCTCCTCGCCTTTTTTGGAGGACTCTCCTTCCTGGCACCCGCGCTGGCCTTGGCTGCAGCAGCTGTCGGAGGAATGGCATATACGCTGGGTTTGCTGGCAATCGCAATGATAATGTTCCCCATAAGCAGACTGGAGAAATTTTCTACCTTCTTTGGCTCAATAGCCAGCGTTCAAGCTTCAGAGTTCTCCAAGGTCGCAGAGCAGATAAGAAAGATTAATGCTGAGATTGAAAGTCTGCCGATAAAAAAAGCCATTGCATTAACCTCAACCATGTCAGCAATTACCGTTGCTAGCGTAGTAGGAAAAGCCGCCGCCCCCGGCCGGATGGCTGCAGCCGCCGCCCCCGCCGGCGGCGCAACCAACGAGAGACCCTATGAATTGACGGTGAACATGAAGCTCGACAATAAAGTAGTAGATAAGAAAATTTTGCAAGTGGTTGGTAACAAAGCGTCAGAATCTGCACGCGGATGAGCATAATTTTGTGATATAACATAATTATAAGAGAACATAAGGAAAACAAGACAATGGCAGACAACGGTGTTCCCGACGGATATTTTGACGCTTTTAAATACGGAGGCACTCCCAATGGGGTGGGAGGCACATATATAGATGGAAGTGATGCCCTAGCTAATAGTGGCGACATGGTGGTATCCTTCATGCACGTGCCATCGCAGACCAAGGTATTTTTCAAAGCCTTTATCATAGGTTTTAATGAATCGTATGCAAGCGACTGGACTTCAGAAGTGGTATTTGGTAGAACAGACCCAATTCAGCATTTTAAGCAAACAAGTCGTCGTATTTCGTTAGGCCTCAAGGTCCCGGCCGCAACACATAGCGAAGCGTTTGAAAATCTTGGAAGAGTACAGCACTTAATTCAATTTCTATATCCCAATTATGAAAATGTGGGAGAGGGCGGCGCTCAAACGCTCGCCCAAAACCCCCTAATACGCATGAAGGTAATGAATTTGGCTCGGACGGTGGCCGATACCACTTCGGGGGGCTCAAGCCAACAGCCGGCCGCCCAACAAGCGAAAGCGCTTTATACAGCCTATACCTCAACTGCCGATGCGGACAAAGGGTTGTTGGGGGTTATCACAAGCTTAAGTGTGGCTCACAATCTAGATAATCCTGGGATTGGGGTCCTAGCTAAAGAGGAGGGGGATGCGAACGTGATTCTTCCTAAGATGATCGAATTGCAGCTAGACTTTACTGTAATTCACGAAAAAACTCTCGGATGGAAAGGAACCAAATTCAATGCCGCACAATCATCCTTTCCGTACGGCGTCGACATCAGTGGAATGTCCGCCGCCTCCGTAGCGCTAGAAAAAGAAAGGATAGCCAACGCATCTAGGCTGGGCACCAAGACAAATCAACAAGATATAGATCGCGCAAAAGCACGCTACATGAAGGGTATATGGCGCGGCAGCCGATTAAAGGGAGATATGAAAGAGATAGGACAACTGAGCGCACAGCTTGATCCGACAAGCAAAAAATATATCAAAGGCAACGATCCTTATAGCCAGAATCGAAGAGAGGCCATCGCGGCAGATCTAGCATATTTTCAAAGCGCCGTTCGCGGCACAAAGTCTCTGTACGAGCAGGGAGGCGGCAATCTCAAGGGCCAGTCCACGTCGAAACAACAAGAGTCTCTAATTGACTTTATTAATAAATAATTTAAGGCAGGAAAACACACATGTCTCGATATAATCACGATGATATTCTTAACAACAACACTGAATTTTATAGTTTTTTAAGAAAAGAGCGGAATAACATTAAAAATATTCAGCAATATGAGACACCTATACTTGTGCATCCAACTGTTGAGCAGCGCGCCAATCTTGAGGTTGCGGGCCATATATGGTCAGTAGGAGATCGCTATTATAAATTAGCTCATCAATATTACGGAAGACCAGCTGTTTGGTGGGTGATTGCTTGGTATAATGGATATCCCACTGAGGCCGATATTCCTTTAGGTAAGCTCATAGACATTCCATTAAACTTAGAAGACGCTTTATTAGTATTGGGAATGTAGTATGTCGGCAATGAACCAGAGTACAAAACTCAAAGCTTGGTGGGCCACCGCCCTAGGCTCGCGCTATGGCAACAGGACGCCTGAGCAGGCATTTGAGGATTATGCGACGTGTGTGGGCAAAAGCATGCTGCTTTATTCCGATGCCCGAAACAACGTCGACGAGATCATGCGCCAAGCCAGCTCTTACGCGGCCTTGGCCGGCCAGCCCACCGGCCCCCAATCGCGAAATTTATTTGATGCACTGAATCATCTCGCTCAGCTTACGCAACCCGGCAACGAGTTCCGCCCTGCTACTCTGCCCCCCCCCGGCGCGCCAGGTGCATGGTCTGATCATATGTCGACGGCACCCCAGGCCGGCGGCTTTGCGGCGGTGTCGGTCTCGAACGCGCAAGATCTTCCACACACCTGGGTTCCATTTAAGGGCTCAAGTTTAGGCGGAGACTTTCCCGACACGTCCATCTCGTATAGCGACTACGATGCCCTCGCTGCCGACACAAGAAGAACTGGAAATTGGGGCGCCTTCGGGCCGGCCGTCGCCCACGCCCGCCGCCGATTTGAGACTACGTCCGCGCAGTTTAGCGTCCCTGGAGTGGGGCCCCACGGCCAGCAGGGCGTGTATATATCCAGCAGGGAGCACGGCACGTATCGAGACGCCTATAAGGCTGCTGACGATATTCGCAATTATATCCAGCATGACAAAGCCGCAGATATCAACCGCTCCGGCGATGCAAAGAAGCTACTTTATGAAGATCTCACAGAGCTAGCCGATTCTCTGGAAACAATATGGCTCGTAACGAGGCCACAGAGCACGCACATGACCAATTATACCTACAATGCAACGTGGAATACCACCCAGGCCGAACAGGCTGAACAAAGCCGCCTAGGCCGCCCGCCGTTGCCGCTTACGAGCAGTGTTGATCCTGCTAACCAGTGTATTATGCTAATGGACGAACTGATTGCCGAGTTTAATAGATTGCTGGCCGAAGATATTGCGGACCTTCAGCAGATCATCGCTCCCCTCCCCGCCGGCCCGGGCCGAGCTGGATATCAGCAACAGCTTGACGCGCTGCGGCACTGGCAGGCTCAAGTTGCGGCCGGCGGGATAGGGACTGTTTTAACCCAAGTAGTATTTCTGGGAGATCCGGTAAAAAGAACTTTCAAAGAACAATGTTTTCTTTTATCGCATTTGCCCACTTTAGCAAAATGGAAGCACGACGAAAGCGTAACGGCGGGCTCTGGGTTAAGGAAAAGAGTACCTTATCACTCTATCGACATTAAGCGCCAATATGTCGGCACTAGCACACAGAAGAAAGCAAACGCGTGTATCCAAATCGTCGATAAGCCATGGGGCTTTATGAACAAGCTAACTCAATCCCCAACCTATGGAGAGCTTTTTGATATACGAAACCACCATTTGTCGCAACTATCTCCCATGATAAGACTCTTTAAGATCGTTACAGACGAGAATGGCATAGAGTCTGAAGTTGAATTTAAGTTTGATGCCACGCCGTCGGGCGCGGATCTACAAGACCTTTTAAGGACGAAAACCAAACGTGGTTTTGGCGTCGGTATAAGAGATTTTGATTTTACATATCATGGAAGCGACCCGTTTGCGGTTAAAAAATCAATCAAAGCGAAATTGGTTATTTTTGCAAGTTCGTTTGATGAACTAATAAAAGCGCGCCCCGGAGTAAAAACCTACAGAGCAGGCACCGAGCTTAAGCAAGAACACATAAAGTATCGCTATGCTGATTTAGCTTTAAAAACCGGAAATAGACTTAGAGAGAAATATGAGAACCTTAGTTCTGTTTCCGAAGTAATTAAAGACAATCTCGAAAAATTAAATTTTAGACTTAAAGCCGTGGTAGGCTGGGCAAAGCCCCCCGGAACTCACGGATTCTCCGCGGATCTTCTTAAGGCTATTGATGATTCGTTTGTGACTCTCAATTTAACACCCACCGTTCATGAATTTGACATAGATGACATGGGTCGTGTCACTTTCACAATCAATTATCTAGCCTACGCGGACGAATTTTTTGACAGCCAACACTTTAATATTTTCAGCGACCCTGAAATTGCTAGGCGTATGCATGTAAGAAAACTTGATCTTGCGTTTGCAGAAGCCGACTGTACATCGGGTGGCGCCAAGGGCGTCGAGGCCTTACGAAAAACCCAAAAAGATGAAATCGATAGGGACAAAGAAGAAAGTTTAAAAATTTTAATACAAACGTTGTTAGATCGCGCAAAGGTGCTATTCTTGCCAATTAAGTTTGAAGACATTAACAAGTTTAATAACGAGGGGCCCTTTATACCTATGAAACAATATGGAGATCCTCTCACTTTGAGTTCTTCTCCCCAGGACCAAGCAAACAAAGACATGTTTAAAAGACTTCAAAGGCGTTTTCAACGAGGGCGTACAAGTTCGTCGAGTTTAACAAACAACCGAGTTGAGGACACCGATCTTAAAGAGTATATTAATTTCTTTTTCTTGTCTGATTTAATAGATGTAGTTTTAGAGTTGCTAGATGAGAGTTTTACGGAACGCATAGGTGCCGTGGTGCCCGCCGGCGCCGCTTTGGCTGATGAAAAAGCCTCTCTTAAAGGTTTTTATCAAAATTATAAGCGTTTTCGGATAGTATTGGGTCCTTTGGAAGTGCGCGATGTTACAAATCCATCACAGATGCACGTGGTAAGTTTGGGCTCCCTCCCTATTTCGGTTGCTTATTTTATGGAATGGCTTACAGACAGGGTGTTGGCACTGAATAGAGTATCTTATAGTCTTACCACTTTTTTGAAAGATCTCTTAAATAATTTGGTTAGAAACTTTCTCAATGCTGACACCTGTTATAAGACCAATATCAAACAAAAAACACGCTTGTTCTCATCTGTTCTCACTACGCATGTGAAAAAGGACAAGGCTAGCCGGGATGAACTCTCCTCTGTGCTTTTGGACACCAAGACTCCACCCCCCGTCATCACACTCAGCAACCTTCCCTCCAAAAAACATCCGCTTCCCTTATTAAATGTGATGGGAGAGCGAGGTACCAGTATCGCTAAGCGCTCCGTGAGTGAGGAATTTAATTATGTTGTGTTTTATGCTGGCCGTACGCAGCCTAGCAATTATATGAATGGAAGCCAGAAAGAAGATCACCCTAATGGCATATTCCATTTTATCCTCGGCAAAGATCGTGGAATAGTTAAAAACATATCACTCACAAAAACAAACTCACCAGGCCTTCCAGAAGTTAGATATGAACAAGAAGGATATGATGGGCTATCACAACTACGGGTAGTATATGATGCCACGGTTACTTGTTATGGATCGCCTAACATCGTCCCTGGTACTTATATTTATATAGACCCGCGAGGGTTTTCCCCCAATACTAATGGCGAGGGCACACCGTTTGTAGATGCCTACGGAAACACCATCGACGCAGGATCTCTGACCAGATATGGCGTAGGGGGGTATTACATGATTATTACAGCTGAAAATTCATTGGGGGCCGGCAAGAGTGAAACGGTTTTGACAGCCAAGTGGGTTGCTGCGCTAGGGGCACCCCCATCACGCGGAACACTTACTTCTACACCAAGCGCCCGAAAATGTGGCACCTAAAAATAATGTTTAAGGATAGATCTCATGTCTGATTATTATGCGAGCAGCAATGAAGAAGGCGCCCGTAATTTATATTATAAAAGACTGGTGTATAGCCTCCATTCACGAAATGAGGCGTATAAGAATTTAGTAGATTTTAGTTTTGCTGAAAAAGCACTCTATGGCCGTATTGATCGATACCACGTACCTATTCATTTGCCACAATCACACACCACATTCATGAAGAGAATTAAGGCCACCGTGGATCCCAAAGCAGTCTTCCAGGCTGTTTCCTTTGTAGCGGACGCTTTTAATGATTTGGTGATGCAATTTCAAAAGAATGCCCTAGGCGGCAAGATTTCAAACAACGAACAATATTTATCGACCATCATGGCCCACCAAGCATATCAAAGCCCATTGCGCCAATATACCGAGAGCATGGCCTCTTTCGACGACATAATGAGACGGTTTTACACAGACGAAAACATCTACTATGCCAATTTTGATGAGTTTTTTGCTCGTTTCATGTCGGATCTAGATGTTACTGTTCACCAAACTCCGTATACTTATCCTGCATTTTTAAAGAGTCGGCTATGCCCAATGTCGGTGACGGGCCTTGTTATAGAAATAGCCGATTTGGATGCTGCGGATGATGACGTAAAAATGACACATTTTTTCAATAATAAAAATTGGGCCTTTTTTCTTAATGCATGCCGCTCTTACGGCTTTTTGGTTGATCAACACAAGCCATGGCGGCTCGTAGCAGACCTAGGATCTCCCGTAATGATGGAATATGCGGCACGCTATGGGTACGCTGGAACTGACTTTATTCTAATGCAATTATATACTCCAGCAGGTATAACATATTATGAGAGATTTAAAACAAGCTTGTTAGGCGCCTATAATAAACTTAAAACTGAAGCATATACCGTGAGAGAACAATGTTCAAGTGGCCAAAATATATCTAGAATTGTGCGCCCTCGCCAATATCAACGCAAGGAATTCCTGGAAATGTATAGTGAAGAGTTTTTTATGGAAGCATATTTTAAAATTAGATTTCGTGAAGAGGAAGCCGATTTTTCCACCCTTGAGCAAGAGCGTATTATAAAGGACTGCATAAGCTTAGCGAAAGCAGCCGACATCCCCACGGCATTGACGGTGTTTGCGCGCATACTAAATAAAACATATAGTTATGAAGGTTCCTTGACAGACCGCACCCACCGTGCTATAATGAGTACTGAATCGCTGGAGTAGGGATGATTTTCCAGACGTTAGACGAAAAACAACATTGCGTGGGCGTATATGTTGACGGAAAACTTCATTTTGATGACATTCCTGATGATCTGAGCAGAACATGGAAGTATTCTGGCGCCTTAAAGCATAAGGATGTTGAATACGCATGGATCTATGGCGGAGGAAAGTCTATGGAGGAGGTGTGTCCCGAACATCTGAGCGATTCGTGGGACCAAGCGCAGCGCACAATGCGCGCCTACATGAAATCCTTTGAAATTGCAAAAATTGATTTGCGAAATCATTGCTTTTTTGACCTTGTGCCGCATGATTTTTTGATTAAGTTTTGCGAAATTAAAAATCAGATTACGAAGCATGTTTTTGAAACCTATAAGAGGCCGCCCAACTATGATTATATGGCTGAGGCCCAGAAGCTGCTCTTTAAAATAAAACACAGAAATCTTAACCTAAACAACGAGGGGGTGCGGAGCTTGTTTGTTTCTACCGGCCTCCGTACTGCAGCGCAAAAAATCCTCAAGGGCACCCCCTATATTGATTATAATCTATTTGGGACAGTTACAGGGCGCCTCGCTACCCACCCTTCTTCCTTTCCTATATTGACTATGCGAAAAGAATTGCGACGACTTATTAAGCCATCTAATGATTGGTTTATATCGTTAGATTATAATGGCGCCGAAATACGCACGTTTCTCGGTCTTTCGGGACAACCCCAACCAGAGGAGGATATTCATCAGTGGAATATTCATAATATTTTTGACGATTACGCGATGGAAAGAGAGGAAGCCAAAACGACGTTTTTTGCATGGCTTTATAATCCGGATGCGGATCAGATCAAGACAACTTATTATGATCGCAAAAAAGTGCTTGACACCTACTATCAAGGTGGTTATATTAATACTATATTCGGCCGCCATATCAAAGTGAGCGACTGGAAGGCGTTTAATTACTTAATTCAAAGTACAACCGCAGATTTAGTAATCGAGAGGGCGATTGTGATTGATCGGATGCTTGAGGGCAGAAAGTCGTTTGTTTCGCATATTGTTCACGATGAATTGGTTATTGACTTTGATCTTGAAGATCGAGATATATTGATGAACATTAAAGAAGAATTTGCAAGAAACAAGCTTGATACTTTTATGGTTAATTTGAAAGCTGGAAGAAACTATTACGATTTGGAAGACTTTTCATTATGATTTCTATTATAGGTATTGGGAATGGAGGATCTGCGATTGCAAAAAAGTTCAACGAGTTCCCTCAATATAATGTATACCTCCTAAATGACAAAGTTGCGAAAAGTGCTGGCCGCAAGAGAAAGTTAAAAAAGTTTGACGCACCTGAAGAATACGAAAAAAACATTCCGAATCTAAAGAAGTATTTTTCTAAAATCGACGATGACGTGCAGGTGGTTGTGGTCGGATCTTCATTTAGTTCAAATTATACCTTGGGAATATTGGAACAAATAAAAGATAAAAAGATCGATCTCCTTTATGTGCAGCCAGATACCACTCTCCTGACGGGAATCCCCCTCCTCTTGGAAAAAGCAACGTTTGGGATTTTGCAGGAATATGCCCGTTCTGGTGTTTTTAATTCAATGACGTTGATTTCCAACAAGAACTTAGAAACAGCTATTGGAAACGTTCCTGTTAAAAAATATTATGATCATTTAAATTCTTCAATTGTTTCCACAATTCATTACTTGAATTATTTTGACCATAATGAACCAGAGATTGGAGTTATGGCAAAGCCAGCCGAATATAATCGAATCCGCACCATCGGTCTTCTCGATGTCCAAAAAATTGAAGAAAAATGGTTTTTTGACCTTGACGCCAGCCGCCAGGTGTGTTATTATCTTTGTATAAATAAAGAAAAATTAGAAAAAGATGGCTCCCTTCATAAAAGAGTGGTGGACATCTTAAAGGAAAAGCCAAGAAATGCTTTTCGAAATGTTTCGTATGCAATATACGAGATAGAACATGGAAGAGACTTTGGGTTCTGCGTTGCCCACACTAACGCAATACAACAACACGATGCTCTTGACAAGGTAGATTGAGAGTGTTATATTAGATATCAAGGAACGCTTGATATACTTTACCATAAACAACAAAAGGAGACACAACATGTCAATTAATATGGAACTAATGAAAAAGAAGCTTGCCCAACTTAGAGGCGAGGGAGACAGGGAGAAATCAGCTTGGTTTAGACCCGACGAAGGCGATCAAGACATTCGAATTGTCCCATCTCCCGATGGAGATCCGCTAAAGGAAATGTTTTTCCACTATAATGTGGGAGATCATAAGGGAGGCATTGTTTGCCCAAAGCGCAATTATGGCGAAGACTGCCCCATTTGCGAGTTTGCCTCTGCGTTATGGAAGGAAGGCACCGGAAACAACGATGAAGAAAGCAAGAAGCTCGCCAAGTCGCTTTTCGTGCGTGCACGCTTCTTCTCTCCCGTAATTATAAGGGGCCGAGAAGATGAAGGCGTAAAGATGTATGGCTATGGAAAGCGCGCTTATGAAAATCTTCTGGGATATATTTTAGACCCAGACTACGGCGATATTACAGATCCTCTAGAGGGGACAGATATCGCACTAACCTACACAAAGCCCACCACCCCGGGCGCGTACCCGCAGACAAGCCTCAAGATGCGTCGAAACACTTCCTCGTTATTGGAAGATACGGAGGCCATCCCTGCCCTCCTTGATGGCATTCCGGACTTCGACTCTCTATTCGAGCGTCAGACTCCAGAGCAAATCGATGCCATTCTTGATGAGCAGCTTGCTGGCGATGGAAGTGCAGAATCACGTTCGAAGGAAACCACAAAATATAATAATAGCAAAAGCGATGTGGACCGAGCGTTTGATGACCTGATGGCCACCAAGTAAGGCTTGCGGACAGCCGCTGGCACTCCGGCCCGAAAAATAGGGTGCCGCATTTTTCAAACAGTTTGTTGATAAACAGACGTAGATCTGTTATATTAGTAAAAGTACGATATAGCTTCGTACAAAGCCAATTTATATAATTTAAAAAGGAGAAAAAATGGCTAAACTTACACCCCAATATACGTCCCGAGTGACGTCACAATATCGGCAGGCAACTGCCAAGAAGAGAATTCGATATACTATCGAACAAAACATCAAAGACAATCCATCCATTTTGGAGGAATTTAACGAGTGGAGAGCGAAAAAGGGCCCCATGGAAGTGTCATCGTTTGATGATATTTATCATGAGGACTATCACCCTGTGTTGTTTGACATTCGCAAAGCGGAGATTCGCGAGGATTGGGGACAACGGAATGCCCTCACTGAGCGAGCACGCCGGAGCAAGATTTTGGGAATTGCAAAGAAGTTCGATCCTATGCAATTTCAGCCCCTGGATATAGATTATATCATCGATGAAGAGGTATATATCATCCGCGATGGCGGCGGCCGTGGAACAGCGTCGTATTTGAACGACGTTTTCATGGTACCAGCCTCGGTCCGTGTAGTTAAAAGCGTTGAAGACAGCCGTCGCCTATTCAATGCACAAGATAAGTATAACGCGGCCATTTCTTCATATGATAAGTTCTTGCAGCAGCTACTGGACAAGAAGCACAAGCGCCACAAGACGGCCTGTGATACATGGAGTATTGCAAATTCGAGCGGATTTAGTCTGGATTATCTTAACAAGAGCGGCCAAACACCCCTTATCGAAGGGATCCCCACACTGCAGCGCGTAATTCGCATTGCTGGTGGAGATCACAAGGGGGTACCATGGGGTGAGAAATCCGCTCCTAACGTTTCTGCAGCGGTTGATCTTATCAAGGCAACTTTTGTAGGAATCGATGAAATCCCTGTCTCGGTATTGGAGGCGATTACTGCTTTTATTCACGTGAGCAAAAATCGCATCCCCAACGGACAAGAAGGTGCTAAGCGACTCAGAGAATTTATGAAGCTGGTTTGTCAGAGTTCTCCGGAACTTAAAGATATCACCAATTGGTCACCGGCCCTTCACTTTGATTCATCCAACAACTATGCCACATACGGCGCAGCTGCTTTGATGACCAAGTGGAACGAGGTCTTCAAGCATAAGAATCGCGGCCGCACCACTTCATATAAATATGTTAAGTGGGAACCCAACGAAATTGAGATCACAAAGACAACCCTCATGCAGTTTGCACGCGATGAATCGCTGTATCCCCCGGCATAAGCAAGGAGAAAGAATGGCAAGAAAAACGAAAGAAGCCAAAGCTGGCCGTGTTTCAATGCAAGACTTAATGAGCCTTGTTAATAAGAAAGCCGGCCGCAACGTTGCTCATGATTTGACTGGCGATAACCCAACCGAAGTAAAGGAATGGATCCCAACCGGCTCGCGCTGGTTGGATTCCATCATTAGCAAAGGAAAGGTCACCGGGATCCCTGTCGGCAAGGTGACCGAACTTGCAGGCCTGGAAAGTACTGGCAAATCATACATGGCTGCACAGATAGCCGCAAACGCCCAGAAACAGGGCAAGATGGTCGTTTACTTTGATTCCGAGTCTGCCATCGACCCAAGCTTCTTGGAGCGCACAGGATGCAACCTAGAGCGATTAATGTATGTTCAGGCATCCTCTGTGGAATTTGTATTAGAGACAGTCGAGGAATTGCTGGGAGCGACCGATGAACAGTTACTATTTATCTGGGATTCTCTAGCTCTCACTCCATCTGTATCTGATGTGGAAGGGGACTTCAATCCTCAGTCTACCATGGCTGTGAAGGCCCGCATTCTCGCCAAGGGAATGTCAAAGCTAATTATCCCTATTGCGGATAAGCAAGCCACTTTCGTGGTTCTCAACCAGCTTAAGACAAATATCCCCAGCGGCCCTAATGCACGTATTATTGCGATGACGACGCCCTATATGACACCCGGCGGAAAGGCGATGCACTATTCTTATTCCCTGCGAATCTGGCTTACCGGTCGCAAAGCCAAAGCCTCCTTCATCGAGGATGATAAGGGCTTTCGCATTGGTTCAGAGGTTAAGGTAAAGCTGGAGAAGTCGCGCTTTGGGACGCAAGGTAGAACTTGTGCTTTCCGCATTTTATGGGGAACAGAAGATATTGGTATCCGTGATGAAGAGTCGTGGTTTGATGCTGTGAAGGGATCCGAGCATATGAAGAGCGCCGGCGCATGGTATACACTTGCGATGCCAGATGGCTACGAAAAGAAATTTCAACCATCTAAGTGGGCCGAACTGCTGAGCACAGATGAAGAGTTCCGAGCGAAAGTTATAACGCTGATGGATGAAGAAGTAGTCCAGAAGTTTGATAAACGCGAAGGTTCAGCCGATCAATTTTACTCAGATCCTCAATAAAAACGCTTGACAGCCCTCCCGCAATACGTTATACTTAGGTATAAGCTTGTAGGAGGGCTTTGTGTCGACATTTGCAAGAGAGTATGAATCGGATTATGGTGCTGAAAGGTTCCACCACTACTCGGGAAAGACGCGGCGTTATATGGAGCTAGCCCGCAGAGTGGCACATCAGTCCGAGTTTCCGGATTATCGCCATGGCGCGATACTGGTCAAAGGATCCATACGCAACACCTCCTTTAACAAGGACAATTATTGTGCTTTTGGTTCCCGCTTCCAGAAAGAGCACGCAGGTAAGACAACCCTGCATGCAGAACTCGGCGCCATCATAGGGATGGATCGACACATTACTGACGGGGCTACCTTGTATGTGGCGAGGGTGGGCCGCGAGGGAGACTACAAGCTCTCCAAACCATGCTCTATGTGCCACCAGGCGCTTAAGCACGTGGGAGTTAAGCGCGTTGTCTATACAATTAATAATAAAATAGCAGGAAGTTATAAATTATGAAAAGAGTATTAATTATCGATGCTCTCAATATGTTTTTGAGAGCCTATATTGTGGATCCATCATTGTCCACGAATGGAGAACCCATCGGAGGCTTCAAGGGCTCTCTTAAGATTCTTCAAAAGCTTGTACGCATGACGAAGCCCAACGAAGTGGTGATTGTTTGGGATGGCCCCAACGGCTCACAGAAGCGCCGCTCTCTTGATAAGAATTATAAGGCCGGCCGAAAGCCGATTCGTTTGAATAGAGATGTAAAAGCTCTCAACGAAAATGAGGAGATGCAAAATCGGATTTGGCAGCAAACCCGCGCCATTGAATATTTTAATGAGATGCCCATCATCCAAGTGATGATCCCAGAAGTAGAAGCCGACGATGTTGTCTCTTATCTTACACAAATGGCGCATTATGATGGATGGCAGAAGGTAATTGTTTCCAACGACAAGGATTTTTATCAACTTTGTGATGATGAAACAGTAGTGTATCGCCCTACCAGTGATGTTGTTTATAATAAAAAGCGTATTGTAGAGGAGCTAGGAGTGCATCCTCGTAATATGGCTCTCGCAAGATCCCTGGTTGGGGATGCGTCAGATAATTTGCCAGGTATTAAATCAGTAGGATTTAAAAGCATCCAGAGGCGCCTAGGATTTCTGGCAGCCGACAAGGATTACACCATTGATGATGTGGTTGGATACTGCGAAAAAGCAGACAAAAAGCTAAAGTTTCATACCAATATTATCGAAGGAGAAAAAATTATTTCTCATAATTACAAAATGATGCAGTTATATTCTCCCATGCTTTCTCCCCAATCAAAAGACTTTATTCGAAACGCTATTGAGAATTTTAACTGTAGTTTCAACAAGATAGAAATCATAAAGAAAATGCGCGATGATGGTTTTGGGGAATTGAATTGGAAGGACCTTGAATTGCATTTAAATAAAATCAATTCTGAGTGTTAAATTGCTTGACTTTCAGGCAGATTCTGTTATATTTAGTAATGCGAAGGCGGGATGAAAATTGAACGAAAAAGAGAGTTTTAGTCGTTATGGGAAGGCCTTCCAAGAAGGCCTTGTTCAGATTATATATGAAGATCGCCCTTTTGCCGATCAAATTACCGAAGTACTTCATATACATTTCTTAGAATTGGAATACCTGCGCGTATTTACAGAGAAGATTGTGAGCTATCGTGACAAATACGCTACTCACCCTTCCGCCCAAGCTGTTATAACAATGCTGCGCACGGAACTTGACAACGAAGACAAAGTCGTACAGAAGCAAGTGCGTGATTATTTTGCCAAAATTACAAGCACCGAGGCAGCTGATATAAGATATATTAAAGAGCAATCACTTGATTTTTGCCGCAAGCAAAATTTGAAAGAGGCGATGCTCAAGTCAGTTAGCTTGTTGCAAACATGCTCCTTTGATGAAATCTCCCAGACAATTAACGACTCACTTAAACTTGGCTCTGATAATAACTTTGGCTATGATTATATAGCCGATTTTGAACAGCGATTTGTTCCACGCCACCGGTTACCCATCACCACTGGCTGGAAAGAGATTGATGCTATCTGTGGCGGCGGCTTGGGTAAAAGCGAACTTGGAGTTGTGATTGCTCCCACCGGCGCCGGCAAGACTTTCTGCTTGGTGCACCTTGGCGCCCAAGGACTAAAAGAGGGAAAGGTGGTTGTCCACTACACCCTGGAACTTCAAGATACAATTATTGCAAATAGATACGATAGTTGTTTAACAGGCTATCCGCTTTCTGATATTATTAACTTCAAAGAAGAAGTGTACGAAGAGATTAAAGATATGGAAGGGAAGCTTATTATTAAAGAATATCCTACCAAATCTGCGACGACAAATACTATTAAATCTCACCTTACTAGATTGATAAAGAGAGGTATCAAGCCCGGGATGATCATTGTGGACTATGCCGATCTTTTAAGACCAGTTACTGTAAGAAAAGAAAAAAGAAACGAACTAGAATCTATCTATGAAGAACTACGAGCCATATCCACCGAGTTTGCCTGCCCAGTTTGGACAGCTTCGCAGACGAATCGTTCAGGATTAAACGCCGAAGTGATTACAATGGAGCAGATTTCAGAAGCGTTCAACAAGTGTTTTGTTGCAGACTTTATATTCTCTGTTTCTCGCACACCCGAAGATAAGCAAAATAATCAAGGAAAAATGTTTATTGCTAAAAATAGAAATGGTCCCGACGGCATGATATTCGACCTGTTTATGGATCCCTCCAGCGCTAAAATCAAAGTGATGTCCGCAAACTCCGCTACAAACGGAGTGAACCCTCTTAACCCTGTGGCTTTAAGTGCCAGCATGCAAAAAGATTTATTGCATAACAAATACGAAAAATTTAGAAAAAGGAAATAAAACAGAATGAGAACAATTGAAAATATTCGCAGATTTAGATTATCAGATACCTTCGTAGAGCCATACAAGAACGCAGAAGTACCCTGGGGGCCGTTAGGGTATATTACATTTAAGCGTACCTATTCCCGCCGGCTAAACGAATTTGACCCGGATGCCACGGGCACCGAAGAATGGTGGCAAACGTGCCGCCGCGTTGTAGAAGGGATGTTTAATATGCAGAAACAACACGTCTTCCAACTAGGCTTAGAATGGAATGACGGAAAGGCTCAAAAGACCGCCAAAGAGGCGTATGATCGATTGTTTAATCTTAAATGGTCTCCTCCCGGCCGCGGCCTTTGGATGATGGGAACCAAATTCGTAGAAGAAAAAACCGCAGCCGGCCTGTTTAATTGTGCTTTTAGATCCACCCGCGACCTGGGCACAAAGGGTGGCTATCTTTTTGCCTGGATGATGGATGCCTTGATGGTGGGTGTCGGCGTGGGGTTTGATACCGAAGGCGCGTCTACGGTCACAATTCAGGAGCCAGAATATACGAACGATACCCTGGTGATTGATGACTCTCGGGACGGATGGGTTAACTCTGTACACACTATGCTGGATGGTTTTTATTTTGGGGCCAAGGTTCCCAAGTTTGATTATTCAGCAATTAGACCAGCCGGCGCCTTAATCAAGGGATTTGGAGGCACCTCCAGCGGTCCACAGCCTCTCGTCGAACTTCACAAAAATTTAAGAGAACTTTACTCTCCAAGAATTGGAGAACCAATTAGCTCGGTTGACATTGTGGATACTGAAAATTTAATTGGACGATGTGTGGTGGCCGGGAATGTTCGGCGCTCGGCTGCGCTAGCAATGGGCCGTTATAACGACACTCATTATCTAGAAATGAAAAACGATCAAGAAAAACTGTACCACCACCGCTGGGGTTCTAACAATTCTTTCAACGCACAAGTGGGGATGGACTATACATGGCACGCAGAGCAAAGCCAGAAGAACGGCGAGCCGGGATATATTTGGCTCGACAATGCTCGAACACGGGGTCGCTTTAAGGATGGCCCACGTTATGACGATGTGAATGTTGCAGGATTTAATCCGTGTGTAGAGCAGCAACTAGAAGACGCAGAATTATGTTGCTTAGTTGAAACTTACCCCGCAAAACATGATGACTTGGATGATTATCTTCGTACCTTAAAAATTGCTTATCTCTATGGTAAGACCATCACCCTCTCCAATACACATTGGCCAGAAACAAATGCCAAGATGCTTAAAAATCGTCGCATCGGCCTCTCGCAATCCGGAGTTGTGCAGGCTTTTAATAAATTTGGTCGTCGCGCCATGTACGAAATGTGTGACAAAGCCTATGCTTATGTAAAGCAATTGGATGAAGAATATTCTAATTGGTTATGCATTCCCAAGTCTATTCGAATGACTTCGATCAAACCCTCTGGGACGGTGTCGCTCTTAAATGGTTCAACGCCGGGAATCCACCACCCAGAAAATGAATATTATATTCGTCGAATTAGATTTTCAAAAACTTCAAAACTAGTTGACACAATAATTAAAGCCGGCTATAACGTGGAAGATGATAAATATTCTCCCAACACTGTTGTTGTTGATTTTCCTGTGCGTGAGCCCTATTTTATGAAGGGGAAACAAGATATTTCACTTTGGGAGCAACTTGAAACTGCGGCTCAATATCAATATTATTGGGCCGACAACTCAGTCTCTGTTACAATCACGTTTAAGCCAGAAGAAGCATCTCAGATTAAAACTGCGCTTGAGCTTTATGAGACGCGCTTAAAGGCTGTTTCTTTTTTAAGATATGAAGAAACAGGATACGAGCAGGCTCCCTATGAGGCAATAACCAAGAAGAAATATGAAGCCCTTAGTGCGAAGATTACCCCAATCCACCGGTTTGAAGATGATGAAGGGGGCAATGGAAGCAAATTTTGTACTAACGACACGTGCACAATTTAGGAGAAGACATGAACTTTAATCACTTAATAGAAGAAAAAACTTTAAGGCGTCGGTGTCATGCGCTAGACCATAAGGAGTGTTATTATCAACCAGTGGGTGAGGGCAGAGCCACAAGCGGCTCAAACGTACACCTGCAGATGAAATGCAAAAATTGCCATCGCCGCGAAGACATCTTTTTATCCGATCAACAATATAAAACCCACCGGAAGATCCTCCAAAGAGAGGTTGGAAATGTTTAATCCAGTAAACCGTTATATTTTAATTGATCTGCCGCATGCCCAGAATGTCTCTGGCGAGTCAGTAATCGTGCTCCCAGAAGACTATAAGCCGGAAGAAGAAAGGTTCATTGAAGTATCTGCAGTCGCCGCCTCATCAGATGTTCGGTTTGAAGTAGCTCGGCATGCCAAGTTAGTAGTCGACCGCTCTATGATCGAGGAAATAAGTATTGGCGGAACTATTTATAACGTTATTTTAGATAATTATGTCGTGGGAATGATTGAGTAATTGGGGGCGCACAATGTATGGACAAACATTTTTACAACGAAGCATCGGCCAAGAAACTTGGCTGGGCGCCAAGTTGGTTTGGTGAAAAATATTTTGATGACAAACTCGTAAGAGCCATCAAAAAGTGGCAGAAAGCCCGCGGCCTAGCCGGCGACGGCCTTTGTGGTCCAATGACTTTTCGGCGTTTATGGACTGAACGCCAAGCAGAAATCGACGAACACAAACCAAGTGATCCTCATTACTCGAATTATGTCGTGTTTAATGGAGGGCTTCATCCTATTGAATGGGATAAGTTTGTGTTGTGGTCTGAGCCAGGTGGTTTAGAAACAAAGCGCGGGAACTATTATGATTATTCCGGCCGCCCAAAACGCAAAATTCGTTATTTTGTTAACCACTGGGATGTGTGTCTAAGCGCCACATCCTGCCAGAACGTGCTTAATAAGCGCGGAGCCTCGGTTCACTTCCTCATTGATAACGACGGCACCATTTACCAAACTCTAGATATTCAGCATGCAGCTTGGCACGCCGGGTCTTCGCGCACCAATAGACCTTCCATTGGTGTGGAGATTTCAAACGCATATTACACAAAATACCAAGAGCGATATGTAAAAAATGGATTTGGAGAGCGCCCAATTATAGAAGATGCCTGGGTGCACGGTAAAAAATTGGATCCCTTCCTGGGGTTTTATCCAGTCCAGATGGAGGCCGCCAAAGCTCTTTGGAAGGCCATCCACAAAGCCACGGGGATCCCATATGAAGCTCCCGTTAATCAATTTGATAAAACATCCACAAAATACGAACAAGATGTTGCATATGGTAAGTTTTCAGGCTTTGTTAGTCATTACCATGTGAGCAAGTCCAAGATTGATTGTGCCGGCTTGGATCTCAAGACTTTGGTTGACGAGGTAAAATACGATATAGATATACTCGACCAGATAAAGAATGGCTAATTTTAGATTTTCCCTAATTAATACATGGGTTTGCTCTTGGCTATATTGTTAAGTTGTTTTGTTCCTCAAGAAGAGTCGTTATACACCGTTAAAAACATATCTGTTATTGAAACATTTGCGGTAGGCTCCCCGACGCAGAAAGCGACATGGAAAGCAAACCCCACGATAAGGATTTGCAACAGCACAAAACTTTCGATTCTTAGAGTACAGAAGGCGGTTAAATATTGGGAGATGTTAGGATATGAATTTGATGGAATGATGATGGATTATAATATAAACTGCATGGAACCTAAGTATGGCGAAATTATAATGACACTACCTGAAGGCAATATTGATCCCAAACACATAGCCGCCACAAGAATTTATACGGTGACGGGAACATTGAATATTGCAAAGGCGAAAATTTTTATATACCCCAAAGAAGTGCGTAAGCAGAGAGTCGTAGAACACGAATTAGGACACGCATTGGGATGGATGCATTACAGTCAGAAATATCATATAATGCACCCCAACTGGTATCTTGGCGGCTTTGATGCCTCTGGGCTAAGGAAGTCGGTTGATTGAGTACAACAAAATAGTAATTGGTAGTTCATTATCGGCAGTTTTGTATGCATTCAGTAACAAATATCCCATTTTTTTTGCCGAGGAGCGAAAGCCCTTCCGGTTTGATTATTTAGAACCAGCGCTGGACTTATCTTGTCTTAAAATTCCTGGAGCTGCAAAAAGTTTAACGACGTTTGGGGGCGAAAAGAATGTCGGCATTACTAAAGAGCTTCTCTGGGAAAGATTGCTTTTCTTGTTGTCTCTTGATGGTAATGCTCCCCTCTCCAACTTGTGTCACAGTATAAGATACGATGGTGAGAGAATCGTGTGCTCCAACGAATATTCTAAGATAATGGAATTTAAGTTTAATGAGTGCGTATATTTTGGAGATGCGAAAAGCAGTGGTTTTACGACCCAAAAAGGACTTGACGAGGATAGATACATATGTTATGATTATATTGCGTTCAATAAAGGCGGCAAACATCAAATTGACTACATTAAAACATCGGATGATTTTGTTAGGGAGATATGGTTTTATTCTTCCGACCGTATTGATGGAAATACTCCTGTTAAAGATGCTTGTGCTGTCTCAATCTTAAATAAAAAACAGTTATCAGATTTTGATTTCTCCGAAACAATGGCAAGGTTTAAAGTTGTTCACGAAATGGAATCAAGAGGAATGAAAGGATTATTTGCACATGGATACACAACAGCAGGAAACCCAAAACACTACAAATTTAGAACAACTAGCATTTATCGCGAAACAAACAGGAAACAAAATGAGAATACACCACAAGCCGGCAATATATCGATTGCGAAAATTGGCGAAGAAGATCTCCTCAAAGATTTACCAGCAGCTTGTATGGCCTACGATAGATTTTTGAGGTACTGGTGAGCCGGCCAAAGATTCATTTAGCAGGTATCATTCCGGTAGCAAATCTTAAGACTGATTTTGAGATGCCAACCCCGGAGATACTTCTTCCGCTTTGTCCCGGCTTCAATGCAATTCAGAAATCTGTATTTGAATGCGCCATGGCAGGCTGTAATACAATTTGGATTGTGGCAAATAAAGACTTGGCGCCAGTTGTGAGAAGTGTGGTAGGGGAATGGACATATGACCCGGTATATTATTCTCGTCCTCGCCAGTTTAATTCGGAAGAACGCAAAGAAATACCTATTTATTATGTACCCATCCATCCAAAAGATCGCGACCGTCGTGATTCCTATGGATGGTCAGTATTATATGGAGCATATTCAGCTTGGAAGGTGGCATTTAAAATTTCGCAATGGATAACACCGGACAAATATTATGTTTCTTTTCCCATGTCAGTGTATGACATTTATAGTGTGAGGGCCCACCGGCACCTCATTTCTCATAAAACCCACAACTTTTTTTTAAGCTATGACGGCGAAACTGTCAAAAACAACAAACCAATAGCATTCACATTCACAGGAGACGATTTTAAACAATGCAGACGTTCGGTAAACAAGCAAACAACAAGGGAATATTTACCCCCTTCACCCAATACCCAATACCCGAGCCAGAAGAGGCCCCTGAACCAGAGATGGAGCGCCCGCCACTTCGATTTCCAGACGGTATTCGAACAGGTGAGCGAGAGCGAAGCGACGACGATCAATCTTAATTGGCACTATGACATATCAACATGGAACGGCTACGCAGATTTTTTAGCCTCTGAGTTTTCTATAGAAAAACCTATAGATCCCTTGACAAAAGCCCACGAACACGTTAAAATACCTTATATTGAGGATGAAAAATGAAGAGGGCATTTAGGTGGATCGTTCACCGGCTTAAACATAAATTGCATCATTTCCATCCAGGGCGCTTGCTGGATACTTTAAAGGAACACGGGTTCGCTCTCGTAATTATCATTATAGGATGGGAAATCATCGAGGATGTCCTTTTTCCGCTCATGTTTATATGGCTCGGAAAGAATGTTAACCTATGGTTTTTGACAGGAGCACCGGTAAGCTGGCTTCTGTGTCTTCACCCAGTTGCAGTCCCTGTTTTGTGGGGAATTTGGATCAAACTTTCAAGGAGAAACAGTGAGAAATCAACCCAAAATTAAATTTGTTGGCTTGCATGCACATAGCGTGGCAGGTTCAATTTTTGATGCCATCGGATATCCGCAGGCACACATGGACTTCGCATATGAGAATGGTTGTAGTGCCCTGGCCCTAACAGATCACGGCAATATGAATGGCCTCGCATATCAGGTGCTACATGCCAAGAAGATGAAAGCAGAAGGAAAGGACTTTAAACCCATCTTTGGTTGTGAGGCCTACTTCACACCGTCCATCGCCGAATGGAAAGAGGCATATGATAAAGGCATGGAAGATAAGAAGCGCGCGCGCTCCATCAAAAAGGATGAACAATCAGGCGCCACCGTGGAAGACGAGGGCAATAGCAAAAAGACGCAAGATATTCTCCGCCGGCGCCGACACCTCATTCTGATAGCACAGAATCAGACGGGCCTAAATAATCTGTTCAAGCTGGTGTCGGAGAGCTATAAAGCTGAGAATTTCTATCGGTATCCGCGCATTGACTATGCGCTCCTAGAGAAGTACAACGAGGGCATTATCGCGGCGTCAGCATGCCTAGGAGGCGTTTACGCTGGCAACTACTGGGAGAACCGGGAGGAAGGGCCCGGAGCCGTCCTGGAGGCAATGCGCGCCACTACAGAACGTATGGTAGATATCTTCGGAGATCGATGGTACGCCGAGATTCAGTGGAACAACATCAAAGAGCAACATGAACTAAATCAACATATCATTCAGGTCGCACAAGAGTTTGGAGTCAAGCTGATTACGACAGCTGATAGTCATTATCCCAACCCTGATGCTTGGAAGGACCGCGAACTTTATAAGCGCCTTGGGTGGCTTGGCAAAGGGCGCCCATCGTGGGCCGAAGAAGAGTCGCAACTTCCCGCAGGCGTTGAAGAGATCGGATATGAATTGTATCCAAAGAATGGCGACCAGATGTGGGCTAGCTACAAGCAATATGCAAAGTCGTGTGGTTTTGAATATGATGATGCAGTCATTTTGGAGAGCATTGAAGAGACACATCGAATTGCTCATGAGCGAGTTGAAACGTTTTTACCCGATAACACTGTACGCTTGCCAGAGTTTGTTGTCCCAGCAGGCTATACAGCAACACAGGCGCTTGTGCAGTACGCACTTGAAGGCTTGAAAGAGCGTGGGCTACACACCAACAAAGAATATACGGATCGGTTACGACGGGAGCTAGGAGTTATTGATGATCGAGGGTTCTCCAAATATTTTCTGACGATGAAATCCATCGTTGATGTGGCAACCGACATGATGCTTCCAGGCCCTGGCCGCGGCTCCGCTGCGGGCTCCTTGGTTGCGTATGCGTTGGGTGTTACTCAAGTGGATCCGATCCGCCATGGCCTCTTGTTCTCTCGCTTTCTGCGATCAGACGCCACAGATTATCCCGATATCGACTATGATGTGTCGGACAGCATGACTCTTAAAGAAAAGCTGGTAGAAATGTGGGGAGAAGATTGTGTCGCCCCCATTTCAAATTGGAACACTCTGCAACTTAAGTCCCTCATCAAAGATATTTCAAAGCTTTACAACATTCCCTTTACGGAGGTCAACACAGTCACCTCTATCATGATGCGGGAAGCACTACCGGAAGCGAAAAAGAAGCACGGCATCAAGGCGGGGGTCTATGCGCCCACCTGGGAAGAAGTCATGGAATTCTCTCCGTCACTTCAGAAGTATCTCGCACAGCATCCAGCAGTGAAGACACACGTGGAGGGCCTCGTGGGTCAGGTTCGTTCATGCTCGCGCCATGCTGGCGGAGTTGTAATTGCAGAGAATCTCGATAAGAACATGCCCCTTATTAATTCAGGAGGCGTCCGGCAGGCCCCTTGGGCAGAAGGACAGAACGTTCGCCATCTGGAGCCCATGGGGTTCATTAAGTTCGATCTGCTGGGGCTTTCGACATTGAAGATGATGGAGGGATGCATCGAGCACATCCTCCGTCGGCACCACGATATCAAAGAACCAACATTCGCAGAGGTACGAGAGTATTACAATACCCACCTTCATCCAGACGTAATTGATTTGGAGAACCAAGAAGTATATGAGAACATCTTTCATGCAGGCAAGTGGGCCGGCATCTTCCAATTTACAGAACAAGGGGCCCAGAAATTCTGTACGCGTGTAAGGCCTCACAACATTATTGATGTATCGGCCATCACCTCTATCTATCGACCAGGCCCTTTGTCAGCCAACGTGCATGATGAATATGTAGAGGCCAAGGAGAGCCCTCACTATATCAAATACTTGACAGATGAATCGCGTGAGATCACAGAAGAGACCTTTGGCTTCCTTATCTTTCAAGAACAGATCGCCCTCCTCGCCCACAAGCTGGGGGGCCTTACGCTCGATGAAGGCAACATGCTCCGCAAGGTGCTGACCAAGAAGGGCACTGGTAAGGGGAGTGTCAAGGCCAAGCTGCATGATAAGTTCATTGCAGGATGTAGTCAGAAGGGTATTGCGCGCTCCGAGGCACAGTCAGTGTGGGATAAGTTTGAATTCTTCTCGGGGTACGGCTTTAATAAGTCGCACGCAGTCTCCTACAGCATCATTTCTTTTCAGTGTGCATGGTTGTGGAATTACTACCCTGCAGAATGGATGGCAGCATTTCTGGATAAGGAGCCTGAAACGCGCAAGGAGAAGGCAATCAATATTGCGAAGCAGTATGGTTTTGATATTGCACCTCTGGATATTAATGAATCGGGCACCGTCTGGGAAATCAGCGAGGATGGAAAGACCCTCATTCAACCACTCACGTCTATCAAAGGACTTGGAATGGCAGCCATCGAGCAAGTGTTGGATAATCGCCCATTCATGAACGCAGAGGATCTGTTGTTTCGTGAAGGGGTGTCATACAGCAAGCTGAACAAGAAAGCACTCGATGCGCTATGTCGAGGGGGAGCCCTTGATAATATAGTGGACGATAGGTTTACTGGGCGTAAGCATTTCTGGTCCGCTTGCGTTGTTGAGCGCCCCAAAAGCCTAAAGAAGTTTAACGAAAATTTAGAACTCTACAGGCCCGAAGGAGACTTTACCGAAGAAGAGATCATCCAGTTCAAGACCGACCTGACTGGCATTTTTCCGATGAACTTAGTTATTAGCCCAGAGACCATTGTAAAGCTTCAAGAAAAGTTTGTGCCCCCTATCTCTGAGTTTGATCCTAGTCTCCAGCTGTGCTGGTTTATTCCACGCAAGATTGTTCCGAGAAAAACTAAGAATGGTAAGCTTTACTGGATTGTTGAGGTGATTGATTCCAACAACGAACTAACGAGAATTAGATGCTGGGGAGTGAAACCAGAAAAAGATCGGATACACCTGAACCGACCATATATGGCTAATTTGAAGTATGATCCTAATTGGGGATTTAGTACCTATGCCATCGGCAGAACATTTAGACAGTTAGGGTAATTCATGAATGTAATAAAATATTTTAGTCCACTTTTAAAAGAGCCCAACTTAATCGATGATCTGCCAACTATTATTCGGGTGCGCAAATTTGATGAGCCAGCAGCCAAAGAGTTCACCACTCTAATGATGAAAGCACAAAACACAGGCCAACCCGTAGTACCCGTTATCATTGATAGCTATGGTGGACAAGTGTATAGTTTAATGTCAATGATATCAGATATTAGACATTCAAAGGTTCCTATAGCTACTATCGTGCAAGGAAAAGCCATGTCTTGCGGTGCTATCTTATTTAGCTTTGGTGCGGAAGGGCGCCGCTATATGGATCCCGATGCCACAGTTATGATTCACGATGTTAGTTCGATGAATTGGGGCAAGATAGAAGAGATAAAGGCAGGCGCAGAAGAGACCGAGAGATTAAATCAGAAAGTATATCAAATGATGGCAGAGAATTGTGGCCACCATAAAGATTATTTTCTTGACATGATTCACGAGAAGGGCCATGCGGATTGGTTTTTAGACGCTGACGAAGCAAAGAAACACAACGTTGCCAATCACTTGCACATCCCAGAAATGAAAATCGAAACCAAAGTTAATTTCAAGTTTAAGTAAGAAAACACTTGACTTTAATGAGTTCTAATGTTATATTTTATAAGTAAACAGGAGGGCTTAATGGCCACAACATACGAAGAGAAAAAGCAATACGTTAAGGAGTATATTCGCTCCCTATCCGCTATTGAAGAGTGCATCGAACCTTATCAGGAGCAAAAGCGCGAACTACGCTCAGAGTTCCGCGAGAACGGATGGCTCAACACGGACGAGATCCGAGCAGCTGTAAAGGCATATCGTCTTTACAAACAAAAGTACAACATTGATGAAGTTGTCGAGAATTTTACCCTTATTTCGGGCGGAGACGGTGATGATAGTTGAGTATGCAAAGGTGCGGGAGTCGGCTTTCACGCCCTCCCGCGCTAACCCATCAGATGCTGGCCTCGATGTATTTTATTCACCGGTGAGTCCCCACAATAAGATGTACATTGCGACAAGGAGCAGCCGTATTATTCCAACGGGGTTGAAGTTTGCTATTCCGCACGGATATATGCTGGAGGTAAAAAATCGCTCCAGCGTGGCTGCAACGCGCCAGCTTCTTGTCGGAGCATGTGTAATTGATTCTGGTTATGAAGGCGAGGTATTTGTTAATCTTCATAATGTGGGGGTCGAAAGCCAAACTCTTAAGCCAGGCGATAAAATCGCACAGTTGGTCATGACACCAGTTGTACATTTTCGTCCAGCAGAGACAACCGAGGATAGTTTATATAACTACCCCCTGTCAATCAGCAATAGAGCCGATGGAGCGTTAGGAAGTACCGATGAACGCTAGCACACAAGTAGTAATGTTTTCATCTCAAAAAGGCGAATGGGAGACTCCCCAAGATTTTTTTGACAAACTAAATTGGAGATTTGGGCCCTTTGACTTAGATCCTTGCGCCGACAGTAACAATACAAAATGCGTTAATTTTTTTACAGAAGCTGAAGATGGGCTCCTCAAAAATTGGGAAGGTTTTACGGCTTTTGTTAACCCTCCGTACGGCCGCGGAATTGATAAATGGATTAAGAAGGGTTACGAAGAATCGCGCAAGGAGGGTACCAAAGTGGTGATGCTTATTCCCGCGCGCACCGACACAAAGTATTGGCACCAATATATTATGAAAGCAGACGAAGTATATTTTATAAAAGGCCGATTAAAATTTAGTGATAGCGACAATAGTGCACCATTTCCATCAGCAGTGGTAGTATTTGAGGGGAACAACAACCAACAAATATTTGGGGCAATGAATCGATGAATCGCAAGCTACGCCGGGATTTAGAAAAGAAAATGGGCAAGGAAACCACCGAAAATATTGCCGATAAAATTTTTCAATTTAATCAGATGCCCGAGCAGTGTAGCGCTTGTCAAAAAAAGTTTGACAAAAAAGACAAAGAGATGGTACAATCTTGGAATGTTTTAGTAAAGCAGGAAGTAGTGAGACTATTTTGCCCAGAATGTATAGAAAAAACTCAGGAGGTGATCGATGCCGGTCGATAGATTATCCCGCGTAGCTTTAAAGAAAATATTAGGTGGCCAACTAAAAGAAGAGGTCACATGCGTAATTAAATTTTACAGTAATGAGTGCCCCCTTTGTCACAACCTTAAAGAATATTATGAAGAGCTAGCTGAGAATCCCGATTATGCGGGCCTCCATTTTTTTGCATTTAACATAGGCGATTATCCTCAAGTAGAAAAACAATTGCAATTTTACGGAGTGCCCACCATTTCGTTGGTCAAAACAGGAGGAAGATCGCCTAAGATAAGAGTACTAGGCGACCCCGAGGCGCCCAACGAAAAAACATGGTATCGCGTAAAAGACATTAAAGATTTCATAGACAAGGAGAAATAAAAATGCACCATACCTTATCGTACGATGACGTTCTCCTTATGCCTCAATATTCCGAAATCAAGTCTCGTTCCGAAATTGATATTTCAACGGATTTGGGAAATGGGTTGATTCTGGAGTTGCCAATTATAGCTTCTCCAATGGACACCATTACTGAAACACCAATGGCGGTAGTTATGGCAAAATATGGCGCCACGTCCGTCATTCACCGGTATACCTCTGTTGAGAAACAATGTCGGATGGTTCACATGGCAAACGATTTATCGACACAACATAACCCGTTGCTGGGTGCGGCTATTGGCACTTCCGGAGACTACCTAGAGAGGGCTGAAGCCCTGCTCAAGGCCGGAGTTACTTTTTTGTGTGTAGATGTGGCTCATGGCCATCATGTTTTAATGAAAGAAGCCTTAGCTAATTTGCGTGCCGCATTTGGTTCCCGCTTGCACATTATGGCCGGCAACGTGGCCACGCTCGAAGGAATCAACGATTTGGCAGACTGGGGAGCAGATTCGGCGCGTTGTAATATTGGAGGTGGCTCCATTTGTTCTACACGCATTCAAACAGGACATGGACTGCCCGGCCTCCAAACAATTTTAGACTGTGCAAAAACAGACCGCAAGATAAGCATTATCGCAGATGGAGGTATTAAAAACTCCGGAGATATTGTTAAAGCCCTTGCCGCCGGCGCCGACGCAGTAATGTGTGGTTCACTGTTAGCCGGAACCAACGAAACCCCGGGTAAGGTGATAGAGGAAAAGGATGGCTCCCGCCGGAAGATTTATAGAGGAATGGCCAGCAAGGAAGCACAAATTAGTTGGCATGGAAAATACGCTTCCTTTGAAGGTGTTTCCACCAGTGTTCCATACCGCGGCGGCGTAAAGTATATTCTTAATGATTTGGAGCGCGGCATGAGGTCAGGCTTTTCATATTCAGGTGCCAGAGATTTGGCTGCGCTGCATGCAACAGCAAAATTTGTAAAACAAACTTCCTCGGGTTTATCGGAAAGCCACACGCACATAGTTGGAAGGAAATGGTAATGGTACATGATGTGGACTATGGAAAGTTAACCAAAAAAATCGTTTTTACTGAAAACGATCATCGCCACGCCAAATTGCTTGTTAAACTAAATTATGATGGCATGCGCCAATCTGAATTTTTTCGTCACATTATTAGTGGCTATATAGAGGATGACGAGAGGATTCAGGAATATATCGACGAATGTAAGCAACAGTCGCTCAAAAGAAAAGCCAAATCCAAAAGATTACGCCACCAAGGAAAAGACAATGTCCGCTCGCTAGCCCTTAATGACGGAGAGATAGAAAATATTTTTGATCTCTTAGAGCAGGAGTTTCCGGAATTATGATAAAAGACGGCCTAAAGAATTGCTCCCGCAGGTGCCTTCTCGACAACAAACGTTGTGATCAAGTAAATTGCCGACAATGGATTAACTACCCACAAGAATATAACTGTTGTTTGATATCGATTTATAATAGTGGGGGTCCCCTTACCTTGCGTGAAGTAGGAGAGAGAATTGGAGTATCTTTTGCACGAATTAAGCAAATAGAAACTCAAGCCCTTAAAAAGATGAAGCGAAACTCTCTGTTGCTAGAGTAGGGTATATAATTTTTAAGGCAAATTGCAAAAATAGCAACTATTTATATTTGAGTTTATTCAAGGAGATATTATAATGGCTCGTAAGACACTTTTAACAGAGGGCGAAATTCGCCAGTTTATGAAATTGGCAAATCTGCCAGCACTCGGTCGTGGGCGCCTTGAGGAAGTAGCACCTGGCATTTACGAGCAAGAAGAAGAAGAGGAACTAGAAATGGGCGCCGAGGAAGAGGTCCCAATGGACGATTTGGGCGGCGGCGAAGAAGAACTAGAGATGGATGCCGAGGTTGACGTTGAAGACGAGGCCGGCGGCGACATGGCTGATACCGGCGAAGCTAGCGTTGAAGAGCTTGTGCAGGCCCTAGCTGATACAATCGCCGATGTAACTGGTGTTCCTGTGTCTGTTGAAGGTGAAGTAGCCGGCGGCGAAGAGGAGCTAGGCGGCGAGGAAGAACTGGAAATGGGCGGTGAAGAGGAACTAGGCGGCGAAGAGGAGCTAGAAATGGGTGGCGAAGAGGAGCTAGAAATGGGCGGAGAAGAAGAAGAAGAACTCCCCGGCATGCGCAACGTATATGAGAATAGTGATGCGATTGTGAACGAAGTAGCTCGCCGCGTTGTGGCGCGTCTAGGCCGCGAACAGCAAAAAGAAGAGCTGGCCAACCAGCTTGCTGAAAGAATCTTGACTCGGCTTACTAGTAAGAAATAATTTGACATTTGTTTTACAAGAGGTTATAATGTAAAGGCTGCTGCGCAAGTTGGTGGCCTTTTCTTTTGGGGGTTACATGGGGGAGTGGTGGATTTATTTGTTGATATTTGTCTTTGGGTATGTAACTCATAAGACATTTTATTTTCTTAGAGCGACGAGATTATCTCTAATGCTTGTTAAATGCTCCGCAGTTATTTATTTGTCTGCTATGGCAAAAGCGTTAGAATATTTAACCTATTCCCACCAAACTACACGGAAGAGAATGTTGGAGGAGAGTGCTCCCCGCACCCAAATTAATTCTTTTAGGGACCGCTTTGATGACGATATCACCACCTTCAAGACACGCAGCATTGATGTTTTTCGCGAACTCCATCCACCATTTTTTCGAACAATGATCGAATTTGAAGAATGGAACCCAGCCATGCAGCACTTAGCTAAGCACAAAGAGGCCGCACTGGTCTTTTGGGAGAGATCGCGTGATTAAGAAAATAAAAGAAATAATAGAAAGCCTTACTACGGAAGAAAAGAAAAAAGAGAAAAAGATCGTTCTCATAGATCCTACCACGTTAGAGGAATTCCTTCCGGGTGAGTCACTACCATCCGCTCCCGACGAGATGCGCATAGTTGGACTATTCGCAGAAGTTATAGAAGAAAAAGTAGCTGAGATAGTTCACGCATTCCTTTATTTAAATGAGGTAAATCGCGAGCTACCTCCGGAAAAAAGAAAGCCTATAGATTTCTATATTTCGACCTACGGAGGAAACGCAGACGACATGTTTGCTCTCTATGACGTCATTCGACAGATTAGAAAAGAAACCGAAGTCCGCACTATTGGAATGGGGAAGGTAATGTCAGCAGGGGTCCTCCTCTTAGCCGCCGGCACCAAAGGAAAGAGGCAGATTGGTAAAAATTGTCGTGTGATGCTGCACTCAGTAGCTGCTGGCAGTCACGGATCGCTTCACAACCTCCTTAATGAAATGGAGGCCGTCCAGCAACAACAAAAAATGTACAGTGCTTGTTTAATAGAAGAAACTAGCATGACAAAAAAGGATATTAAAAACATGCTGGAACGGAAGGTTAATGTCTATTTATCTGCAGAAGAAGCTGTAGAATTAGGTATAGCTGATATAATTATTTGAGGTTTTAACATGTCAGACTTAAGAAACATATTGAGAGAAGAATATATAAAGAAAGAGAAAACAGTTACCTCTAAAACACTAACGGAGATGATTGAAGAAGTAATGTTATGGCCGATAGACGGGCTGCTAAACGAAGAAGAGCGTTTTAGCTATACAATAGCTTTTCCAAAATTAGTGCCCACGGAAGCTTGGGGGGATCCAAACAACATGGACCGCCGTGAAATTAATAGAATATTTTCAGTTATTCGAGGGGGAAACAGCATCAGCGCGCGCATTGGGGATTTAAATAAATTTTTAACACCGGAGTCGGCCAAGCGCAAGAGATCACCCAATGTCATTTTGAACATGATGATGATCACAGAAGCGCTGCAGGCTACCCTTAATGATTATAACGAAAGTTCGGCTGGGTTTGTTTTTGAAGCATTTATGGCAGCTCTTACGGGCGGCCACCAAGTCGCCGGCCGTGTGCGGGGAACGTTGCCTATTGAAGATTTTGTCGCTTTTAGCGGATCCAAGCTAGATGATTCTTCCAAAGCGGGCGCCCCCGTTAGCTTAAAGCTTCTAAGCCCTACCACCACCATCAAGGGGAGCTTTACCAATCTTGTTGATTACTTATTCGTCCGCGGCGAAGAGAAGATTGCGTATTTGATTGCATATAAAAACATAATTGGCGGAAAAGTAGAGAATCTGATAATTTTTGATTTTGAAATTTCTCGCAGTAATTTGATAGACATGATGATAGGATCTAAAAATCAAGGCCTTCTTGCTGGCGTGGATCTTAAGGCGCTTAGGCGAGAGATTGCAAATTGGGATGGCACCCCCGCCGGTCTAGGCCCGCTGGCGGAACTTATAGTGCAATTGCCGGGATATACCGCAGCGGGGATGCTACATGGGGCCGTCGCAGGTCAAATATTAGCGCTGCCTGATGAAGAAGATGTCGAACCACCGTCCCCCGAGGAGCTTGAACAGCAACGACAAGCTGCAGCCGAAAAGGCGCCTCTACGAAAAATTAGAGGCATGACGCAGCAATACTCTGAAAGTTTTCACCAGCGGGAAAAGAGAATGATGCTCGAAGAGGATTTACTAATGGAAGGCAACAAAGAAGACACTAAAAGTCAGTGGGGAATTTCTCGAAAACAAATGGATACCCTGGCCAGTACTATAAATTTGCAGGCCTACGGCGAGTTGGATCTTTCACAAAAAAATATAAGTGAGTTAGTTGAAATTTATTCGGAAATCTTAGGAGACTCGTTGAGAAAACTCTTAGATACTACCAAAGAACTGTCCGAAAATATTGGCCGTTATTATTCTGAGTCCAAGCGAAACCGAGCCATGGCGGCCAACAATAAAGGCCAGGAAAAAGGCGAGGAAATTGTGGACATTCTTGTGGCTGATCCCAAGTATGCAAAAGAAACCACTTGACATTCTTTTCGAATGCGATTATAATATATACACAACCATGAGGTGACAATGGGTCGCGAATACGACGACAACCAAACATTGCAACAAAAGATAATGAACGGCGCCAACAAGCTAGCAGACAACGTTGCTTCAACGCTTGGGCCGAGAGGGCGAAATGTCCTTCTTCAAGAGAAAGGAAAAACACCTTTTATCACAAAAGACGGTGTGACCGTTGCCGCCTTTGTTTCTTGTGAAGATCCGTTTGAAAACGCTGCAGCCCAGGTTATCAAGCAAGCCGCTGTAGAGACAAACAACATTGCTGGTGATGGCACCACAACAGCAACAGTTTTGGCCCGGGCCATTTTACAAGAGTCACAAAGATTCATTGCATCGGGAGTTTCTCCCGTCGAGCTTCAGCGTGGAATCCATTTGGCAACTAAAGAAGTAGTAAAGAATCTTGTTAACATGGCTACTCCCGTAACATCGCTAGAAGATATCGAACATGTTGCAACCATTTCTGCCAACAATGATTCTTCAATTGGCCGCCTCATTGCGATGGCTGTAGATCGGGTAGGGCAGGACGGCTCCATTACCATTGAAGAGTCGCGCTCTCTCGAAACTTCCCTTGATATAACCGAAGGTTTTAAATTTGATGCTGGCTATTGCGCAGCTGCGTTTGTAACCGATGAACGGCGTGCAATAATGCATCACGACGATCCGCTCTTTTTGATCACGGACCACAAGATTACGATGGTAGAACAAATCCTACCTGTTTTAGAAATGATTGCCCGCGAGGCGCGCCCACTCGTCATAGTTGCAGAAGAGATCGAAGGCCAAGCTTTGGCTGCCATGATCATGAATGCCATGCGCGGTACTCTTAAAGTTGCCGCTATCAAAGCGCCAGACTACGGCGAGGAGCGCCGCGACTTGCTGGAAGACCTGGCTCTATCGGTCGGCGCCACCTTTATTACACGTGAAAGTGGTATTAAACTTAAGGATGTGGCGATGAAACACTTTGGCTCTGCAAAATTTGTTGAGAGCGGGAGGTACCGTACCACCATTGTAGGAGGAAGCGCCAACATCGAGCAAATCGATGAAAAAATAGAAAACCTTAAAGCCGCAATAAACGATGCGAACTCTCTCCAGAGTGGGGATGCTCTTCAAAAAAGAATTGCTAGGCTTGCTTCGGGGGTGGCCGTAA